CTCTCAACTGGTTTTTTATTTTAATTAAAATTCAAATACTACTTTAATATCTTCAATCTGATCGATGGCTCTAGAAACGGGCTGTCGGTTTTCGATGTAAAGAACTTTACCCGTACCAGTTACGATATCAAATGGTTCTTCATCGGGAGTTCTAAAATCTGGGTGTTGTGGGCCTCTGTACGACTCTTCGTTTGCTGGAGTAGAACCAGTGCCCGGAATCTGTGCATCAGGATCAGCGACAATAGCAATCTGTCTAAACTGTGCTTCAGAATCTTCAACAGGGAACATAATCTTAGTTTCTAAAGCCCCCAAAGAATTTAATCTTGTAGACTGTTCGTCATACTCAAGTTTTATTGCAGTCATAACATAGTAACCACCCAACTCTTCTGCAGGATTAAATCCATGTCCAGTTTCTGGCGAAACAATTGGTTTTACTTTACATGCATTGACATTTAGTGTTCCATCCTGGAACATTGTTAACATCAATGGTTGCGTTGTCTACAGCAGACCAATTTGCACCAGTATTGGTGATAACAATTTTTTCAATTCTTTGATCCACAACAAGTCCATACGCACTGAAAGAAGAACCATTACCAGAAATACTAATGCCAGGCGCAACAAAAATATCTCTACCAGCACCACCAGTAAAAGAACCATTCACGGTGGCGGTTGCCGTTGTACCAGAAATACTCCAGTTTGTAATTCTAAACTGTTCCTGATTTCCAAGGTCTACTAAATCATAACCAGTATAATCTGTCGCACCATCGACACCGACGATTGTAACCGAATTACCAGTTAGTGTAACCGATCCTATTTGTTGAATGTTTGGATGATAACCCACTCCTCCACCAATCGCACCACCCTCTTCGTTTGGCATAATTTTTACATGTTCAATCTGGCCAGGATTTGGTTGAGATGCGGCCTGTTTGATGTCCCACTGAACTTGAGCAGCGGTGCCAGGCGCAACTGGATCTTCTAGAAGATTTTTAACTGGAATATAATCTTTTGTCAAGAACTTAAGAGAATCTTGAAGGTCGATTGCATACATAAACTTCCATTTATAACCATCTGCAGTCTCTTCAATTTCAGTTCCAGTAGTCGATGGTTGAATTGTTGAAGCAACTGTAGTCACCGTCTGGGCAGCAGCATCATATTTTTGGTTATTAATACACTTATAAACATTAAATTGATTTCCAGATGCAACAATCACATATCCATTTGGAATAATTTCTTCTGGGTTGTCATGTTCGTACATAGTGTACACTCTTCCAGAAGTCCAGTTAATTCTTGGAATTGCAAGAGTCATATCATTGTAGTTGACTTTCTTAAGTGCAATTGTATCGTATTTAAATCTATACGAATAACCAATAGAATCTTCTGGTGTTGGTGGGTTTGAATCATTTAACCAAGGAGTCTGTTTACCGATTGCCATATAAAGCATATTGTAAACCGATTGTCCTTGATGGGCCCACTGTACAGTACCATCTTGGAGAGTATCTGGTGTCGGGCCATTCCCCCCATCACCAGCAGAAACACCACTTGTGGAAGTGCCACTACTATTTCCTAGTGCAATAAATGAGTTCTGGTTGTTAACCACAACATCGCCTTCTGCATAGGAATTGTTAGGTTTCCAATTAGGTGCGGATCTGTTAATTGATTGTAAGAATTCCATTGCATTGAAAATTCTTAATTTGTTTGTAATAATCGCTGCCATTTTTTTACCTTTTTAGTGTCATGAAGTTTATACTATTTATAATTTATTTTTTAGTCTTTCAGAACAATCTGTTCATTTAATTCTTCAATTGTTGTTGGATTCGTATTATACAGTACAATAGACGATTCTGGTGCAACATTTGACTTATCGTGAACATGTTCTGCCTGATACTTTATAAAAGTATTCAAGTCTAATAAATTTTCGTCATAGTCAATTCTATCTACGTTATAATCAAGTCCTGATTGTAATCTATCATTAAATTTTATTCTCTCAATTGTTAAATTTGTAGGGCCCAGTCTTTTTCTAGTTGGGATATCTGGTTCTTCTTCACTCATTATCAAGAATACAGGTGTAATATTAATAAACGAATCTAAAACTGCACGATATTTGTTATCTGCAAGTCTTACAATGTCTTCAATTACAGTATTTCTCCAATTATGATCTGTTCCGTCTGTATTTGCAATCCAATCATTATCTGTTGCATCCACTGGTAAGTGATACCAAATCCCAAGGCCTTCTGCCTTTGCAGGAATATGAGTCAATCCATTTCCATTTACAATTGGTCGTTTTATCAGATATGGAGAATTATCCATTTCTCTCTGAGGACTAAATAGTAATGGTCTCAACCTTTCCCAAGGAAATCTGGAAGTAAAGTAAAACTTAAACCTTTCTAGTGACCTGTATGTGGTGTGCAATGTAGGCAGGTCGCCAGTATAGTTTTTATAGAACATATACTTACCTGTTATATTTATCACCATTTTTCCATCTCTTGGATTTGCACCATCTGCAATAGCACCAACCCAATAGTTTGGTTGTCTGTTTACATTTCCACGCCAAATATTGTCCCATCTAAACTCGACTCTATTTTGAGGAGCGGTAGAAGGAAGTTCTCTATAAGACTGAATAATCTTCACATCAAAAACTGCAATTCTGTCAAGATAATCAGGGTCTAGTTCCACACTCTCTACAACATACTTTGCCCAAGGCCTTACATTTATCCATTCATCATTAGTCATACTCTCATCAGATGTATCATATATTGTAAATGTGTTACCAAGTATTTTAGATGACCAATAGTGCCCATAATCTTTTCCATACGCATCTTTGTAGTTGATTGCAATTTTCTTTACATCTGACCAACGCAAAGCATTATTTCCATTTTCATCTAATAATGCATATCTACCAGACCCACTATCTACTGTTGCTGCACCAACTGTATCATCAGATATTTCTCCAGTTCCTACACCCTGATAAAGGCCATCAATTTCACTGTCAATACTAAGTTGACGATTATCATATACAAAATAATAACCATGAGAATTTAAATCATTGATGTCAGTTTGTTGTGCAGTAGAATACGTCCAACTCCCACTACCATCCATATTACGCATTCTCAAATTAACATTTTTAATAATTTCAAACATGAGTTCACGATATGCAACTCCAAGTCCTTTTCTTACAGAAGCCTTAGTTAGAGTAGTAAATTCTCCAAACATCATCAATCCAGCGGGGTGAACAATCTTCTTAACGATTCTTCTCCACTCATCAATATATCTGTTTACTTTTACAACATAAGAGTAATCCTGCCATAGATATCCATCATGAATACGATTATCATCTGAAATAAATCCTTGTTGATTGACATAAATACCTTCACGAACACATAGAGGCCCAGTTAATACTTTAATAGACGCTTGGCCGTTACCATAACTACTCAAATCAATTTCTGGTGGTGTGTCATATCCAACTCCAAATCCATCAAAATCTTCTCTAAATGGATTTGAATATATTTCTAGTCTATTAATTTTACCAATATCTTTTCCAAGTCCTCGCAAAACTCCATTTTTACCAGTAGAAGTGTATGACAAAGTTTCTCTTGCCACATTTCCATATGGATATCTAACATAACCCTCACCACCTGTAATAAGTCTAGTAGTCTCAATACCAGACTTTGGAATTTCTTCCCATTCAACAGTCAGTGTATGGGCGTCAGGCAATTGATATTGCGCCATAGTGTCATCAAGAGTTTGAGGATTATCTACCCACCGTCTCAATCTGATTTTATTTGGTTCTACTAAAGATTCACTATTGAATATCACATATTCAAGTTTGTCCGACAAGGCACCATAATATCTAATCATTATAATATCACCAGCAACCAACGGATTAGTAAAGGTTATCGCAGTACCTGTTGTTGCATTATAATCTGATGGACTAAGTTCAACATAGTTTTTCCATGCACCGTCAGTCCAGATATAATAATTGTCCGCCCATTCCCATATCAATTGTTCTATAGGATTTGTTGGGAATGCATCTGGAATGTTTTCTGGTGTGATAATACTATCTGTAACTTTGAATATTCTCACAGCAGAATTAGCGTCATAGAACAATTCAACGACCGTTTCATCACCAACAGCGTTAACCCTTTCTAGATATCTGGATGATTGTCTAATATTTTGTTTAAAGGGAATGGGATTGACATGTTCTGGACTTATTCCATTACCAGAAACAGGGTTCTGGGTTCCCTTATCTTCTACTAAAACGCCAGTAGAAGAACCCGATGCATCTAACAATGAGAAGTTCGCAGCATCTTGACTGTGTGCGCCAAAACCCCACTGAATTGCACCTTCAAATTTATTTAAGACTGGGTTTGTACTCAAATCAACATAAAGTGTAGTTGAAGAATCTAAAGAAGTTGACCCATTCTGGGAAGTAGTTGCATATACACTGGCACCATTTTTTATTACTTTTACTTTTGTAGCACCATTTGCACTCCATCCACCAGAAATAAACGGTACATTAGATGTTTGAAGAACAATCTGATCATCTTGTAGATAATTATATACTATTCCCCAACCAACATTAGGAGTAGTTCCGCCCATATTTCTGACCGCACTTAAAGTATATTCTTTATATCCAGCGTCTGTAGGTTGTAATCCATTAGTCACAAATCCAACTATAAGCGCAAGTGTATCATCATCTGATGAAGTACTTGACATGACGGATTCAAATTCTAAGTTTGTTGCAGGAGTTGTGCCAATAAAACCAGTAAAACTACCTGTGTTTGCGGTACATTCAATACTATTTGTACTAGAGTTATAAATCCATGCAGACAAGTCGCCGGGGATTGCTTGGTATGATGATGCACCAGAATGTGAAAATCTATACCAATCATCAAATGCCGCCTCGACTGCTGCAGGATCTCCTTCTAAAGTAATATTAGATTCATAATTAGCAACATATCTTTGTCCTTTAGTCATTCTGAATGCACCAAAGAAACCAAGAGTATAATCATTCATAATTACTAAAGAATTTCCATCTACAATCTGTCTTGCACCAATATAGAAATTTGAGTTTGTACTATAATTTAACATATTGACGCCAGGAATTGTATTTTCTAATAGTCCATTCAAATAGATAGAAGTTCCATCGTTAGAAAAATAAACCGCTATATGATTCCACTCTCCAAACGGAACTGATCTTGCACCAAGTACATTTCCAGAAGAATCAATTAAATCAATTGTACCATCATAATTTTGCCAAAGGGTTAAATGTTGAGTACCACCATCTTCACTGTTGATTGCAAAAATAACGCCGCCGGGCGAATCTATATCTGTAATAGAAATAGATTTTCTAAAATACCAAAAGTCGATTGTTAGTTCTTTGTTGGTTAACTCGACATCAAATTTTAGATCGATGTTATCACTTCTCAACCATCCATAATCTGTGTATAATGCGTGATCTCCAACCTTTGCAAGTCCTGCTTTAAATCCTTCTTTTAAGTATTGGTGTGCTAACTTATAACCTTTAATCTTAAAATTTTGTCCTGCAAGATAATTGGCGCCTGGTTGATTTGGCGTAACAGTATATGTTCCGTTATTAATATTAACATCAAAGGTTGCACCATAACCATTAGACATAACACTAACTAAATTATCATTCTTGTTTAGATTTTCTGGCGATGAATTAATAGCAGTTCCACTAATATTTCCAATCTGCAATATACCACCATTGTCGTCAATCTTAATTACATCAAAAACTAGATCGTTAATTCCATCAACACCCCCCAATTCACTACCAATTATTGTAATTGAATCGCCAGCGGAATAGTTAATTCCATTAAATCTTGATGCAGGATTTGTTACATAATATGTTGTCCCATCTCTTCTAATGAAATTAAATATTGCACCTGTTCCAGAAGTTCCGCCATTTTGAGTAGAAGCGATATATTGTGGTGCGTAGTAATATGAATATCCATCTGGCATCGGAGTTGTTGGATTTAAAACTTCAAATGTTGATATATGTCCACCTATTGGATTAGCAAAAACTTCAAAATCTTCAATTCGTCCTTCATCGTTGACTTGTGTAACGGTAATTGTTATGTCATTCTCTCCGTCAGTACCACCTACAACAGAACCCAAAATTGTAAATTTATCACCGACAATATAATTCGTGGTTGGTGATAAATTTCCTTGAGCGTTTGCATCACTCAAAAGAACAGAAAGATTTTGCGGATAAGTTGGTTCGTCTGTATCAATATCCCACACGGCACCAGAACCAATTCTAGAGGTTGTAGTGTATGAAGATGCGTCTAGATTTAAGTAGGCTGCGCCACCTGTGACTGTTAATACTTTTATAAAGATATCGTGAACACCAGATACACCATTATAAAATTGTTCACCGTCAATTTTAATAAAATCGCCAGGAACATAATGTTTAGATCTTTCTTGACTTCCTAAAGTAACAGAAGTTATTACATTATCAAGATATGCAACATCAAACAACGCACCCACACCTCTACCTTGATGATAGGTTGCGGTTTGATTTCTTACATCTGCAACCTGTGGGAAAACATTAGTTGGACTTGCTAAGTTATTTGTAATTGCAACTCCAGTAATCCCACCAAATTCACTTACAGATGTAACTTGAAACTCCAAGTCCGTTCTTAATCTATATTCTGTGGGATCACCTTCATTTAAATTTGTAATTATAAATGGTGGTTCTTCGACTGGAGTTATAGAACTTCTATAAGTAGAACTTAACTCCCCAGTCTTATAATCTTTGACGGCCGCAAAAAACGTTTGGGCCTGATGTGTAATTTTTCTATTATAGATGTCTTCATAATCGTATAGATAAAAAACATCATCATAGAGATAATCTATGTTTTCAATCGTAACTGATGGATTTTGTGCTCTAGGGCCAAAATCAAACCCCGAAAGCCCAATATCAAATGACATGACTGGATATTCTAAACTTTCTGGGTTTTGAAAAAATGAAACACTAAAATTATTTTTAACGGATTGAATAGAACTAATTTGACCAATAGCATATGAACCCAATGTGTTGCCATTTTGAAACTCAATTGTTTCGCCAGTAATATACTGATCTCCATTATTAACAATTTTGATATTTTCAACTGGGCCGAAAGAAGTGTGTGCGATTTTTGCAGCAAAACCATAACCACTACCATTTGAAGATAAATTATTTTGCAGTGTCAAATTTCGTGGCATATCTTCGCCAGGATTTTCTATTTCAAATCCTACGACACACTCATATAAACTTTCTTCATAAATGGACGAATCTATTTGTTTTATTATTACAGTTTCTTTACTAGAAAATTCTCCATTGATTGAACTAATTACATATTCACGAACTTTATAGTCACTTAAAGTATAATCATTGAAATATTCAATACTTGCTGAGGCACCACTAGACATACCTTCAATAAACAGTGGTTGATTAATCTTAATTGGCCCCTCATACGGAACAGTCCTAAGACTTGTTAGTGTTTGCCAAGTATTAGAACTTGGTTTTAACAAGTTCTCTTTTGGGTAATATATTTCTATATCTTCATTAAACAACGCCCTAAACAAAAATTTGTAGGAACTTTCACTACCTTTTTGTTTATAGAACTTATTAATTAACTTTAAAAAGTTTCTTTCATTAGTATATCTGGTTTTTTCTTTTCCACTTTCTTCGACTAATTTTTGGATTGCCGATTCACTATCTGCGTCTGCAACAGGGTTTATAAAAGTTCTCAAGTAAAATCTGATTTTTATAATATCACGATTATCATGAATGATCGGATTGTTATCTTCGTCTTGTAAAATTATAGAATTTTCTAAAAGTCTATAGTCAATCCCTTCAATCAATTCAACCCAATCACCAGTACTTGCAGATGGATCATCATTGGGGGGAATTAAATTCTCTACAATTTCAGTTAAAGATTCACCAACTCTTCCAGAAAAATTGACATCATTTATAAAGACTCTGACCTTTGTAACTTTCGTGTCTACATCTTGATCTGAAAAATAATAAAACGGATTGAAATAATCCATTACATATTTTGCAGAAAGGCCATCGGTAAAAAATTCTTGGTCAGCAGTAGTATCTATAGATGTTTCTGCATTTTCACCATCATTTAATTCCTGCAAAATCGCAGTTGCAATTTGAGTATTTGTTTTAATCTTAGTAATGGTTGGCCATGCACCAGCGAGTTCAGATTTAAACTCTTGTACAAACACATCAAAAGTTTCATCTAAATCTGTTAAGGAAGTAATTTTTCCAGTAACATTACTAACATTGTCATCTAATGCCAACCATTCATAATATAATTCTAAAAAACGAACAAAGTTATCATACTCACTACTGTTCAAATAAGTAGGAAGTTGTTCTCTTATTCTAGATGCAATATTTTGTAAATTAGTTCTATCCATTTAATTTAACTTCTGCTCTTATGTTGTAGTATCAGATATTACATTTGTAATACTTGCCTGTGATGTATTATATGTTGTTCTAAGAGATCTAGTAACAACTACTCTTTGAGAAGAGATATCATAATTTTCATTGAACTCATCTGTATCAGGCATCATTACAATATCAAGTTCATCATAATCAATAAAGATAATTTGATTACGAACAGGAAATATATCATTAGATTCTGGTTCTGCAACCAAACCTAAAACAGTTGAACCAATGATACCTGTAATCAGAATATCATTTAAAACAACTTTACCAGTTCCATAGTTTATAGTTCCACCCAAAACATTATTATATTTTCTAGCGAACAATGGAGTTAATGTATATATTCTCAATCCGCCCAATCCATCATCTTCAATATAATGTGGGTCACTTGAACCAGAAATAGTAAATGCATTAGAATACAAACTATTAGGACGTATTGCATTATTAAAATTAAATGTGTATGACGCAACACCATTATATACTGGAGTTTTTTCATTAATCATCAAAATTTCTGTAATATTATTTGTAACAGCATCATCGGTTTTATCAATGGCAGACAAAAACTGTGAATATCTAAAATAACTATTAAATTCGGTTAAAAACTCATTATTATAAGAAATGATATTTTGTCTTACAGATTCTTTCAAAGATGACTCATCTAATAAAGTCGCCTCATCATTATACTTTACATTTGTGGTTATCTTCAATTTCAAATAATCAGGGTCGATAATTTGAGGCGAAAGAGTAAGAACCGAATAATTACTTTTTAACTGATTTAAAATATACTGTTTTTCTTGAGTGGAAAGAATTAGTCCAGTATTCGGTTTAATAGACATAAATACAGAACCATATGCAGGAGGGTCGTTGTCTTCCCCGCCCCAAACATTCATTGTGTCTACCTCTGGATAAATTTGTGGAACAATCGCCTTATAGTCTCTAGCGGTAACTGCTCTGTTCTGACTTTCAAATGTCCTTGGTGCAAAGAACTTAATAGACTCAATATCTTCTCTGTCAGCACCACCATAACTCTCACCAATAATCTGAACATTTTCAGTATCAACGATTACGCCTTTAGGTAATGCAATCGCAGTAAGTCTTCCAGTAATACCATTTCCATTGGCGCCCTTTGTTGTAATATAACGAATAGTAATTATATTTCCATTTTCCACTTCATCCCCAAGAACACCATCACCAAAAAATATTTCATATTTCATATCTTTAGATTCTTGAAGAAAATATGTTTTCGAAATATCAGAAAGGGGTGTAGTATCAGTTGCTAATTGAAATTCAGTAACAACATCATCATCAGCACTTGCCTGTACTAGAACTTGAATATTATTGGTATCTACATTTTCGTTTGATAAAATAAATTTTTGATTTGGATTATTAATATCAACAACAAACTTTTCTTCTACTTGTTGGCCTTGAAATAATTCTAAATCATTTATAGTATAGTAGTGAGCTCTTGACCCATTTTCTTCTGCAGAACGTGACCTTGTAATCGTTCTAGAAACCTTCGGAACAAAAACAAAAGATTCGTTATCAATAGAAGTAGAGAATGCAAGTTGTCTATCGATTCTTAATATGTTATATTGATAATCTCTTTCTGGCCTATTCTTTCTAATAATCTTAAATGTTACTGCAACTAATGCGGTTGCAGACTTATTAGAACGTGGAGTATAGCCCAACAACTTTGCCTTGGATACAACATTCTCACGAATTCTTGCTGTGTCTAAAAAACTTTCGTTTGCAATCATATTCATATAATATGAGTTATAATAGGTATTATATGATAGTATGTCGAGTATGCTAGACAATGCAGAACCATCAAAGTTATAATCTTTGAAAACTTTATCGTTCTCCATGTATTTTTTGATATTGTCTTTTATTCCATCAAAACTTAAATCTGATATGTTTATGTTTTTAGCCATTTATCGTACTCTTTTTATACTAAATTGAAATGATATATCTTCTTCAGTTGCAGGAAGGTTGTATACTATACTAATCTCTAAGGTATTATTGTCTACTAACTGTGCCTGGCGTATTCTTTCTTCTTCTGACTTTATTCCTTTTAGTGATGACAGAACTCTTTCCCTAGAGAAAAAATTAACATCAGAAACTACTATCCTTGGTTCATGGGTTTTTAATGCAAGTTTTATCTCTTCTTGCATATTTATGTCGTGCGGCGAACCTCTATAATCCCAATTCGTCATTAAATCAAATAAAGTATTGTAAACATTTCCACCAAACCTTGGTTGAAATGGTTTTTCAAGTTTATTAGTCAATAAAATATTTTTAATACTTTGATTTATTGAACTTATATCTTTTTTGATTAAAACATCTCCACTGACTGGATTTCGCCTAAACGTTAGATCAAAATCAATATATTGATCTCTTTTAGATGGTAGTATCCCAAGTCTTTCTGTTGCACTATTTAAATTTGACATGACTTCCTCTTATGGGTTTAAATGAATGTTTGGTGCTTTTATTGTGGTATTCCCACCAGATTCAGTATCAATTGTTCCACCAACCTTTGCATCGACATTACCACCTATTCTAATATTTACATCTGCATCTACAACAACATTAATCGTTCCCTTGACGTAAATATTATCATTACCAAAGATAATTTCATAATTATCCTTAACAACCTTTGTAACTACAGAACCATCTGGATGTATTTCTTCAAATGTTCCAGATCTATGATATGTATGTATTCTTTCTGCCCCCGGCGTGTCATCAAATTCTTGATGATGCCCAGATTCAGTAGATATCACTTTATTATGTGGATACTCTGCGGCATATGGTGTTGGTGGTTCATCAAATAATTCTGTACTTTCTGCACTTTCTTTTTTCATTTCAACAATAGAACGTGGGTTGTATGTATCCTGTCCATATGAAGAGTTTCCAGAGCTTGCATTGAACGTTGATGGAGACTGATCCACATCTACCACACTGCCATCTTCCACTGCATCATCTACCTCTGGTAATGGATCTTCATATACTTCCCAAAGAATATCACCATCCTTTAAACTTGCAGAAGTTGGGCCGTTGCCATCCGTATCAGATGTTCCAGAGTTTTTCGCAATAAAGGTTTTTTGTTGAACAAATGTACTATCATTAGAACCCGCCAGAAGTCGTCTGGCGTTTCTTTCATGACCTTCCATCTGATTGTTTACTTTATCTCTAACAGTCCCTGCCGCCCCGCCAGCTGCGGTATCTGAACGACTATAATACTTTTCTCCAATACCACCAGCATTGATTGCAGAATAAACTTCTAGTCTACCCATGCCGGGCCTGACACCTTTATCTCGCAAATACTTAACTACCGCACCACTTGGGCCAAGTTGGGTGTCTATTGCTGTCTGTGGAGTACTGAAGTCTACGCCATATTGGTTTGCCTGCGGTTCTCCAAATTGAATAAGTCCTCTATGTTGACCCCATTTAGTAGTAGGCCCTCTTTTTTGAGGGTCAAGTGTACCACCAGTTTCATATGACATCACAGTTGCGAGATCAATCGCACTAATTCCAAGTGCTTCGGCAGCTGCCAAAGTTCCAGAACGCATTGTGTATGGAGGCCCGCCAGACTCTTCCCCCTCTTCTAATGGTGGCGATTTTACCAGATCACCTTCATTATAAGATTTTCCAGCAGACCATTGTGATGCACTTGCAGATGGTGACTGACTTTGCTGTTGAGCTGCAGTGTCTGCAGACCTACTAGAAGTCGCTCCAGATCCACTAGTTGTTACGGTATCACATTCTTGACTCTCTCCTGGCTTATCAGTACCGCCGCCAGACGAACTTTCAGTCTGACTACCCGATGCTGGATCGGGAACAATGCCATTTCGTCTTAAGGGAGTAGAACCTCTTTCTCCAGATGCTGCACTAAAGTGCATTGCATCCTTAACACTATTCCAATCACCTCCCCAACCTAGTCCATACTTTCTGGCAATAGATGATACACCATCTGGCATATCTGTTATCAGTGTATTCCCATTGGGGTTCTCGGCAGGATTAATATCAATCGCAGCACCACTGGCATGATAACTAAATCTACTTGGATTGTTTACATTTTTTCGATATGCGTATCCGCCAATACTTTTAATAACATATCCTGTGGACTCAAGTTCATTAATGAATCCTTGAAATTGATCTTTGAATACTGTGGCAACCCAAGCAGTTTTTCCAGACTTTGTAGTAAGCTTACTAAGTCTTTTTCTATTTTCTCTATCACTCGATACGCCATCCTGATTGACTTCTTTTCCACATTCAGTTGCATTTCCAGAAGAAGATGTGTTTTCATCACCACCATTTGTATTAGATGTACTATCCTTTACACCTCTTGCAAGTCTATTAACATCCGACTCATTTTTAGTAGAACCACCGAATACTGATCCACTATCTGAAGGATATGTTCCATCTGCATTTGTTTCCGAACCCTCTGTGGGACGACCATAAACTGTTCCAAAAATTATAGGATCTTGTCCCTGTTCGCCATCTCTAAAAAATCCCATAACCCATGCACCAGGCAAAGCGCCCGTTGGAGATTGTCCGACACCACCAGTGGACGAACTAGTTATGGGCATAATTGGAGATGCCCATGGAAGTTTTTCTGTGGGAAGAAGTGCCTTGTCTGCAGTATGCCATCCAATAATTCTAACTTTTACTCGGCCAAGAGCTTCTGGGTCTTTTACGTCTTCGATAACACCCTGCCACCAAACCATTCCTTCTCTACCCGAAAACATATTCATATCCATTATTGTATACTCCCACCTGATGGAGGCGTTGGCTGTTCCGCTGGTAACGGAAGTCCGATACTATCTCTAACCAACTCAATGTCAGTTTGATATCTTCCACCCTCAATTCTATGTCTAATTGCAAACACTAAATACTTTCCACTATAATATTCGTTTTTTCCTGTGTTATCTCTTTGATATATTGGCATTTCAAGTTCTAAGACATCTCCAGCACAAACATCAGTATCTCCAAAAACAGTAATAGTTACTTTTATGTTTTTCATCAACTGCATATAAAACAATCTTGGAAGAAAGAGTTTTTCCTGATTGAATGTAGGATTCCCACCCTGCAAGTCTCTTTCTGGAACAACATATAAGTTTTTTGGTTTATATTGCATTCCTTGACCAGTAGTATCTTGAAAAGTATTACTGTCCAAGTACTTGTAGTCTCCAGAATTTTCCCAATATGAGTGTGTATAATTATTAACCTGTCGTGTTAGTAAATCCACAGCATAAACTTCTGAATTATAAAACCCCTTTGTAATATTTCCAAGCACATCGAAGTTTGAATCAAAATTAAAACTAATTACTTTCTTATTTTCAACATTTGTTGAAATATCATCAAGTTCTTTTGCCCCAGCACTTTTGTATGCACCAACGATGAATTTATTCTTTGGTTCTGCCTGTGTTAACATTTCTAACGGTTTCATAACATATTCTTTTGTTGTTTCAAAAAACATATACGAAGAACTTTTATATGTCTCACTGAATGCTTTATTACATAAAAATGAAATACTTTTCATTGGAGTATAATTTGGAATTACCAATCCATTATCACCACTGTACTGGTCACTACTTGATTCTACAGAAAGACTCTTTGAACTACCAAGTCTTGAAAAAATGGTTTGTGCAATATCTGTAGAACTTCCTTGAAAATATTCCGACACCTTTTCTTCAAAATTTTTTGCAAAATCTTTTGAAATCAATTCTAAATTATAAGTCTGAGTTCCCTCATCATCTGTTAGTTCAGATATTTTATGAACAAGGAAATCCAACTTAATATTTTTCCAATCTGGAACTTCAAAATCTAAAGAAACTTCTTCTTGCCCAACAATTGGCATAAAAGTTAACATATCTTCTACATCCTTAAAACTAACTGTCGCCGTAATACTAGACGATAGTATATCTTCAAAAATGCGAATTGATGTAAAATATCTTTTAAGGTCTAATTCAAATCCGTTATGTGAACGAATAGTGAATTTACGAATATTGTAATCACCTAACTTAAACGTATCTGACATTAAATAACCTCTTCAAAGTTCAAAAGAAAGTCGTTCAGTAAATTTGCTCTTAGTAATTTAATTACTCTATTTTTTTCATTCTTATCGTGTTCATAATCATATGCATTATAGATTGTATATTTTTTCTTGTCTTGTGGAGTGAGGAGATTATATGTGTCTGGAGATATTTTATGTCCCAATACATCATGAGTATAATGAATAGGAATATTCCTTGCAATAGACAATCCATTTAAATTGCTTGCAGAATAATCATTGAGTACAATTTCCCATCTGGCATTTCTTCTGACAAAAACTTTTTGTTCTAATGTGTCATAAATATAATCACCAGTTTTAAATATTCTTGGATAAAAATTTGACCCTGCATAAGCGGGAGCCCCATAAACAGTTTCGATGTGAGTTTGTAACGTTCTACTTGTCATTGGCCAATTATCGTAAACATTTGCAATATCGTTCATCCATAAGATAACCCAACCATATGTGTGACTGCCATAGTATAAATGGGCAATTGTTTCTGGTGTATCTTCATCTCTTACAGTATACTCATAATGCGAAAGAGGATTTTCTCTGTATTGTTCTATGATATGTGCATTTTGAAAGATATTAGTTACCTTTTTTGGTTTTCCATCCAACATCAAATCATATTTCATTTTCTCTAGATAATTAAACATTAGTAACCCTCCGCTGCATCTGAAGATGTTACTAACTGAATCTCTTGGAAAGTCAGAGCTAACTCAATAACTGCAGGAGCGTCTGTTTCGTTGAAAGTTGCAAACGCACCGTTTCCACCATATTTAACCGTACAATCAGTTAATACGCATGGCTTAATTTTATGAAGAAACTCGGCGGGCCTACCACCCAAGTAATATTCAACAGTAAATGTATTTGGAACTTGGAAAAAATTTA